TCCGTGGGGGAGAAGTTCAGCACACGGGTGTCGTCCCGTTTCTCAAAAAATTTGAAGCGACTGTCAGATGTTGCACTCAAAATGGCATCAGAGGTGGATCAGCGACAGTCCACTTCCCCATTTGGCACCAAGAAATAGAAGACATACTTGTATTAAAAAACAATAAAGGATCGGAGGATAATCGTGTCAGGAAACTTGACTACAGTATACAGATTAGTAAATTATTTTACGAACGCTTTATCAACGATGAAGATGTCTCGCTATTTTCTCCTCATGATGTGCCTGGCCTTTATGATGCTTTCGGGACCGATGGTTTTGATATTCTCTATACCAAGTACGAGGCAGATGGTTCTATCCCCAGAAAAACCATTGGTGGCCAGGAATTAATACTTGATCTCCTTAAGGAGAGAGCAGAGACAGGACGTATCTATATCATGAATATAGATCACTGTAATGAGCACTCATCATTCAAAGATAAGGTTAACATGAGTAACCTATGTCAGGAGATTACACTACCTACTGATCCTATCCATCATATTGATGGTGGTGGTGAGATAGCATTGTGTATTTTATCTGCTATTAATGTAGGTAAGTTGAATAAGATTGAAGACATGGAAGAACTCTGTGACCTTGCTGTGAGAGGACTGGAGGAGTTGATTGATTATCAAAACTATCCAGTGAAAGCAGCAGAGAAGAGTACTATTGCTAGACGTTCTATTGGTGTAGGTTTCATTGGTCTTGCACACTATCTTGCTAAGAATGGTGTTAAGTATGATGACAAAGAAGCATGGAAACTAGTTCATGATTTGTCTGAAGCATTCCAATATAATCTCTTGAAATCCAGTAACCAACTGGCAAAAGAGAAGGGTGCATGTGATGGATATCAACAGACTAAGTACGCAGAAGGTATTCTTCCTATTGATACATACAAGAAGGACGTAGATGAGATTGTACCCAATGACCTTACATTTGATTGGGGAATATTACGGGAAGACATACGACTTCACGGGCTCAGGCACTCCACACTGTCTGCTCAGATGCCAAGCGAGAGCAGTTCCATTGTGTCAAATGCAACCAATGGCATTGAACCCCCTAGGGGCTATATGTCCACGAAGAAATCTAAAAAGGGACCACTTAAACAAATAGTCCCTCAGTATGGAACTTATAAGAACGCTTACACACTCCTTTGGGATATGCCTAGCAATACTGGGTATATTAATATTGTTGCAGTTATGCAGAAGTTCTTTGATCAAGCAATTTCTGGAAACTGGTCCTATAATCCAGAGCATTACGAGAATTCTGAAGTTCCTGTTAGTGTAATGGCACAGGATTTACTGACAACCTACAAGTATGGTTGGAAGACCTCTTACTATCAAAATACCTATGATAATAAGAAGGACTTTGATGAACCATCTCATCCTATTGGATGGCATGATGAAGAAGATAAAAAGAAAACCGCTATTACAAATTTACTAGATGACATTTTTGCCAGTGAGGAGGAAGCTTGTGACAGTTGTGCAATCTAAAGAAGTGAAAGGCATGACTGTCTTTAACACAAAGAATAATGATAGTACCAAACAGAAAATGTTTTTTGGTCCTCCACTAGGGGTCCAGCGATATGATAAGTTTAAGTACCCTGTATTTGATAAATTAACTCAACAACAGTTAGGATATTTCTGGAGACCTGAAGAGGTATCTTTACAGAAAGACAGAGCAGATTATCAAACACTCAACAAAGCACAGAAACATATTTTCAGTAGCAATCTTAAGTATCAAATCTTATTGGATAGTGTACAAGGACGTGGACCTGGTATGGCTTTCATGCCTTACTGTTCCTTGCCTGAGTTAGAAGCATGTATGAATATATGGCAGACTATGGAGATGATTCATAGTAGGTCATACACATATATTATTAAGAATGTATACCCTGATCCATCAGAGGTCTTTGATACTATATTAAATGATGAGAGGATCCTTTCTCGTGCTCAGTCAGTGACTAAAGCATATGATGACTTCATTAATTATGCACAGGAGTGGGGTAATAGTAATCAGTGGAATAAATCTTCTGAAGGTTCTCCATCTGTTGAATGGACACGTAAGGAATTAAAACGATCACTTTACAGGGCAATTGCTAATGTTAATATCCTTGAAGGCATTCGTTTTTATGTTTCTTTCGCTTGTTCCTTTGCATTTGGTGAGCTTAAGTTACTAGAAGGAAGCGCAAAGATCATTTCTCTTATCGCTAGAGATGAGTCCCAACATCTTGTTGTTACTCAGACTATTCTAAATAATTGGGTGAAGGGTGATGACCCTGATATGGTGGACATTGCTAAGGAAGAAGAAGAGAATGTCTATGAGATGTTTAAACAGTGTGTGGTAGAGGAGAAGGAATGGGCAGAGTATTTGTTTAAAGATGGTTCTATCATTGGTTTGAATGATGTTCTCTTGCAGAAGTATGTTGAATACATTGCTAACCGTAGGTTAAAAGCAATTGGTTTGAAACCTATCTTTGATACACCATTAGCAAACAACCCACTACCTTGGACTCAGCATTGGTTGTCTTCTAAAGGACTGCAAGTAGCACCACAGGAGACAGAGGTTGAGTCGTACATGATAGGGAGCATTAAACAAGATGTTAAGAAGGATACTTTCGCAGGTTTTCAATTATGATTCTGCCTACAGAACAAGAACCGTCAGAAGGGTGGCGAGAAGAGTACCTAGGTATGAAAGTTCTGAGTACGATGCAGACAGAATGTTTGAAGAATGGACCGAAGAGTCTTTCCCAGAGTTGGATGATGCAAGCTATGCACAACGACTGGAAGAAGAAGAAAGGAATCAAGGATCCAGAACCACCCGATTGCCAGAGCAGCATGAAGGAGTGGGAAGAAAGCATCAAGAAATACCAGACCCCTGGGATTAATGATATAAATATAGGAGAGTGATATGAAAATTATGGGATGGCGACCACCACAGAGACCTGCGTGGGCGAAAGCTTATATGCAAATGCCTGGACATACAAGGGTACAACTTTTTCTTCTGACGATATTGGCGACTTCTTCGGTTTCGTCTACAGGATTACTAATTGCACAACGGGTAAACAGTACATCGGCCGTAAATACTTCATCCAACGTAGAAAGCCTAGAGGTGGGAAGCGGAAGGTTTCGTCTGAGAGTAACTGGAAAAAGTACTACGGTAGTTCTCCAGAACTTACAGCAGACATTAAAGAGTTTGGACAAGACAATTTCAGACGGGAGATCTTATCTCTCCATGCCACCCTCGGTAAAGTAAACTTTGAAGAGACTAGACAATTGTTTATCAACAATGTTTTAACAGAGGCTCTAGAGGATGGGAGTCCAGCGTATTACAATAGCAACATCCTTGGACGTTATTATAGAAAGGATTATTTCCGATGAAAAAATTGATTGCTTTGATGTCCCTAACATTGGGACTGTGTTCTCCTGCCATGGCAGATCCTGAGATAAAGAATTGGTATACTTATCATTCTATGGGATGTATGATGCTTAGGGAATGCACTAAAGATACTAGTATAATTGATAGTGTTGAAGATTTAGGAGAACACTTTACACCCTATTCTGATGAGTTGAATAAGATCTTTGAGAGTTTAGAATTGATTGGTGTTGAAGCATATCTTGCTGATGAAAAATACTTCAAACATAATACTAGGGGATTGTATGATGTTACTAGGAATAGATTTTTCTTGAATAAGAAGTACATAGAGCAACCAAAAGTATTACTTTCAGTTATTCGTCATGAAGGATGGCACATTGCTCAAGATTGTATGGCAGGTACTTTAGATAATACTTTTACTGCTGTTATATTGCAGGATGGAGAGGTTCCTGATTGGATTACTAATACTGCAATGAGAACATATAAGATTGAAGCAGCACCTTATGAAGCAGAAGCAATGTATGCAGCATTTATAGATGGGCATACTGCTAGTGCATTAGAAGCATGTGCTAGTGCTGCACCAATGTGGGAAACATATGAACCCACACCTATGACACGAAGTTGGTTGAGGAAAAATGGATTTATCCGTTAGGTGCCGTTCTTGTGGCGTTGAGTTGCATGGATATCCAATTAAAACAAAGACGTGTGGGTGTCCAAATATGACATCCATACGTGGAGAGACTGTATCTGCTAATGATATGTCACAGGTAGTGTTAACGAATTCTAACAGTTATGTTAAGAAACAACCACTTTTGTCTGAAAATGACTTACAATATCAGGAGGCACGACGGAAACGGAAGGTTCGTAAACTAGACTTTGAGGAACGATGATCAATATTGAGGAGAAGTATCAATCATACATAGGAAATCCTGATAAAGGATTGACCATTGATGGAGTGAAGGAACAGGTCACTGGGTATGGATACCACTGTGATGGAAATGACATCAAAGGATATTGGGTGGCAACAATCAATTATAAATTATACTACAATACGAACGAACAGTTCATAAAGATGGAAGCTTTAAACGAATGAAAATATTTCTAGACACTGCTATAACGGATGATATTCGTAAGCATTATAAGACAGGTTTGATTGATGGTCTTACTACCAACCCCTCTCTTATTCGTAAGAGTGGTAGGAACCATGAAGAAGTTTACCAAGAGATTAAAGATATTGGTATCACAGATATCAGTATGGAAGTCATTGGTGATACAGGTAACATGGTTTCAGAAGGTAAACGATTACACAAAAAGTTTGGCAAGTGTGCTACAATTAAAGTACCTTGTACTCCTAAGGGTCTTCTTGCGTGTAGAGAATTATCAGAAAATAATATTAAAGTTAATGTAACTTTAATCTTTAGTCCTTCTCAAGCAATACTTGCTGCTAAAGCAGGTGCCAAGTATGTGTCACCATTTGTAGGACGAGTGGAAGACAATTCATTTGGTGGATTATGTTTAGTTAAAGATATTGCTAATGTTTATGCGAAACAGTCTTGGGATTCTACTGAAATCTTAGCAGCATCTATTAGAAATGTGCGAGATGTAGGTAGAGCATTTGAATATGGTGCTAATATTTGTACCATACCAACAGGAGTTTTTGAGGGTATGTACAAACATATTCTTACTGATAAAGGATTGGATATCTTTGATAAAGATTATGCTGCTGTTGAACAACAAGCGGTACAAATAAATATAGAAGATAAAGATTCTTAGGTAATTACTTATGCAGAATTTCACTGTGTATTCTAGACGAGGGTGTCCATATTGTGTTAAGATTATTCAAGTGTTGCAGTTATCAGAACTTCGTTACGTAGAGTATAAATTGGATAGAGATTTTACCAGTGAAGCATTTTATGAACAGTTTGGAGTTGGGTCTACCTTCCCTCAAGTTGTTATGAATGGTGACAATCTTGGTGGATGTCAAGAGTCTATTCAGTTTATGCAAGAAAAAGAAATTTGTTGTATGGTATAATGATTGAACTAACTGAGAAGGAATTTGAAGAAGATCTAAGCAAATATACTACTCGTATAGAGAGTGGTGAAGATTTTCTCATCAAGAAATCCAATGGCGATAAATATATTGCCACTGATATTACAAAGTTTAAAAATCCTTGTGATATATGAAACGGGTATTCAATTGGATCAAGAAGTGGCTAGACTTGTCACATCATGAACCCTGGAGAAATAAATAAGTATGATTGGTGAATGATTATGGCTAAGCGTAGAACAAAAAAAGATCCTAAGGATACATCCTACTTGAAGTGGGAGATTTTAGGGAGAACAATTGTTAAACATACTGAGTATGATGAGCACATTGTTACTCAGAAAAAGATTTGTGTTGGCAATCCTGCCGAGACATTTGAAACTGTAGAGACAGTTTGTTATAGAATTGAAAAGACAGTTGAGAAACCTCCTGCTGTTAAGAAGATTGCTAAGAAGAAATCTGTAGTACAGAAAGTAAAGGAAGCAGTGACTCCTAAGAGAGCAAGGAATAAGAAGGGACAACTGGTAGCAGATGATCCCAACACACCTGAGAATGAAGCTTGGGAAGGTGGTGTCGCACCACCTAAGAAAAAAACTACTACTAAAAAGAGGAAAAAATCATGAGCTGTGGAAGTATCCGTAAGCATATTGAAGAAGCAGATGAAGCTCTTCGCAAGGCAATCATCATTGCTTTGGAACAGAAGCAAGATGAACAACTTGAAACATTGTTTGCTGCACTAGGTAAGGTACGTGAGCTTATTCTTACTACACCTATTCGTTTCACTGATAATGTTGATGATTATTACAGGAACAATGCAGAGTATAATTTTAATTTAGATGCAACTCATGGTGGTGATATGGATGCAATGGATAATTTCCTTACATTTCCAGTATCCCCTACAGGTACAGCATCTAGTGATACTATTTCATTTAATACAGTTGCTGGAGGTCCAGTTAATGTACCAGGTGGAATGGGTCAAGATGTTATTACATTTGGCACTGCAGAGCAAGACGATAAAGACCCCGCATAACTGGATTATAAATACTTCTAGCTTGTAAAGTGCCAACTGTAGGACAGAAGTATGTCAAAGTTATTAGCGAATCAAATCGCCAATTATAATGATAATGGACCAGTAGAAGTAAAAGAAGGTATTGAAATCCCTGCTGGCAAACCGCTGCAAGCAGGAGGTGCTGCTGGAACCACGGGTGATTATTTAAAATCAACTGGTTCTTCAGTTACATGGGAAACATTTCCATCTATACCTGCTGCACAGATTCAAAGTGATTGGAATGCTACTAGTGGATTGGGTGTAGTTCTTAACAAACCAACCTTTGCTCCTGTAGCAATTACTGGTGACTATACTGATCTAAGTAACAAACCAACTATCCCTCCATCGCAGGTCAATTCCGATTGGTCTGCGAGTGGTGGTGTTGAGAGGATTTTAAATAAACCTATACTATTTGATGGTGTATATTCATCGTTAACAGGAAGACCTGTTATACCTGCTACTATTACTGACTTAGCAG